CACCTTTAAAAGAAAACGGTACTACATTTGCCATAATATATTATCTCCTTATTTACGGTGATGGCGATTTAATCTGAGCACGAATAGCGCCATCTTGCCATTCATCTCTACGTCTTCTACCTTCTTGTTCGATAGAATACGATTTTGCAGCCCTTTGATAAGACTGTTCATAGTATTGTAGCATATCTACAGGACCTTTCAAGTATCCATATGCTTCTACCAAACATGCGTACAAAAGTAAATCTTGATATTTATTAGATACAAAGGTTCCAGCAGTGGCTGCCGGAGCCGCTGTGGGCTGTGTTGTATTGGTAATACTTATTGGTTGTTTAGTGTAAGCCAAAGTAATTTCAAAAGTAGAGTTTGGTGTAGGTGCAACAACCCAAAAATTAGCGTCCCAATTACCATAATATTTAGGGAGTCCTGAAGCTGTTCCAGGTGTGTTGTAATATTCAGCCATAAAACTAGTATCTCTTTTATCTAAAAATACTTGATTTCCAGAACCATCTTTTAATTGAACATATCTAATAAATCTTAGATCAGATGGAATAGTTACGTATCTATTACCAGAAACTAGATTAGATGTAGCATAAAATCTATTATCATCTGTATCTACTTCTCTATATATTCTGTTTTCTGCATTTTTAATTATAGTGTTTAAAACAGCTGTAGATAAAACCCCACTATCTACCTCTGTATAATTTCTAATATCGTCTTGTAAATTTGTAAGTGTGTATGCCATTATGGTGATAGTGTAACCGGACCAGCCGATATACTTCCTCCTCCTATGTTTGTACTAGCAGTTGCAGTTCCTGCAGCTACAAATGTATAATTATTAGCATCAACTTTAGTAATTGTAAATCCAGCAGATTTGTTTATATCTGCGCTTGTAATTCCAAAACTACCTTCACCATCTCTAAATCTAACGGTATCGCTTGTAGATCTTCCATGATTTTCTTCAAATACAGTTACTGTGGTAGAGCCGTCTGTAATTTTTAAAGGATTTAAAGTTAATACTCTTGCGACAGCAGGCTCTGTTCGATCAGGTCTTGCATTTAATAAACCTTGTGGATCTGCTGAGTGTGGTTTTGGTTCTAATTGTGGATGTTTTTTTTCAAATTCAGAAGTATGAACACGGGCCCCATTCCATTCTATGACCATTTCAGAGTATGGAAACTCTTGTCCTGATCTATCAGATATAAATTTTGCGTATTTTCCTGATGATAAATTTGACATTATGACTCCGGATAATAAACTTTGGGACTAATATAAGTACTAGATGAAGAACCATCTTCAGCTAACGCTCTTTGTAATTCATCTTCATATAACATCTTTAGCATTTGAACTCTGTCTGGTGCATTTTTAATTGCAAGATAATAAGCTAAACCTGCAGTCATGCATGGTACAAATCTATATGGTACATCTGCATCGTTAGTATAATCACCTGCATCTTGAATTCTTTTTACATAATAATAATTTAAAAATTTACCTGCTTCTGATGATCCAGGTGTTAAATATAAAGTTATTGTAATTTTATCTATGAATCTTTGAACAAAATACTGTGAAGGCGTTCCTGTAGAAGTCTTGTTTGATAATGCTTGATACTGTGATCTATTAATTTTTGTAAGAGGTGTATCTACATTAGAATTTCTGTAAGATGCCTCTAATACATCGTCAACACCATACACTGCAGTTGTGCTTGAAGTGCCATCTGCTGTTGACCTAAACATTGTGTATTCTGCTTGATCTGCAACTAATGTAATATTATTATTTGCAACTTCCCAATAATGTAAACCTCTATTAGCCCATTCTTGGAATAATATATTTAAAGATCTTCTTGCAGATTTTAATTGATAACCAGAAACACCCTGTATCCCTAATCTCTCATACGCCTCTTCAACGATATCAGAAATAGAAAAACCTTTTTCAAAAGTTGCTGTACCCGAGGTAGTGTTAGCCATTTAACCTCCTACTTATCAATCAATAAAGTAGCTGCATCTATATTTGTAATAGTAGAAACCTTCATTCCACCTGGAAATAAAATTCCATCTTCAGGAATGTTCATTGAAAAAACATCTCCATTAGGGACATCAGCTTGAAACAAAGTTGTGCTGTCTGTATTGTCTTGAAGAATTATAGTGCCTGCACCACCTGCATCAGACGCTAATATAATTCCTCTAAGTCTAGTTCTTCCAGCAAAGACTGCTCCCGTGGCTGTAACTCTAATTGATTTTACATCACTTTTCATAATTTTATATTCTCCTAAATTTATGTGGGGCCAAAGCCCCACATTAAATTAATTATTAACTAGCGTCTGAAGAACTAGCTACACCAATGAATTTTAAAACCATTGTTACACCAGTTGCTCCTGGATCACCACTTACAACTACTTCTACTTCATCTGCTGTTGCAGTTGCTGCAGTTGTAGTTCCACCAGACATTCCTAAAACTCCATTGCAAGGAAAAAATCCTTTAAAACCTGTGGACGCCACATTAGGTGAGATTCCGTCTACGAAACCATCAGTGTCTGCATCTGTTCCAATGTCATTCAAAGTAACAGAGTTAGTAGCTGCAGTTGTTATAGTTACTGCTACACCCATAGGTATGAAGTTAGAAGGTATTCCGATTGATGATTCTTTTCCTGTAGTAGCACCATCAGCAACAGTTACTGTTGCAGTGTACTGAGAAAAAGTCATCTCGTTTGTTATAGCACCAGTAGTCGAACTTTTAGCGATTGTTTTAAAACCGTTCTCCGATCGTACCGGTCCTGTGAACGTAGTATTTGCCATAGTATTATCCTCCTAATTACGTTTACATAGTCTTTAGGCCGTCGACTATACTCGTCTATGTAAACTTTAATGTATAGTGATTATTTTATATACTAGATTTGAGTAGAGCGCAAGAGAGCCTGTAATGTGGAGTGGATTTTTTCCAACGATGTAGCTTTTTATTAAGTAGCTACAGAAACTTGTGGTGCAGATCCTTCAATCTTATTTTGCATATGCTCTTTTCTAGCTTCTGCAAGTTTTATATGGCTAATTACTTCTCTGACTTTTCTGTCAATTTTAACCATATTGAGAGTATATCTACCCTCTTTAAGATGCTCCTGCTCCCATTCGAGATCCAGACCCCTCTTCTTCGTGTAAAGGTCGTTTAGATGTTGCATCATGTTCTCCATCGATAACCTCCTCATAGGTTATACGTTTTACCTTGGGATCATTCATTTCTCCAAGATACTCCCATTTTATATCACCTTTTCCCAATCTGTCAATAATAGAATTTTCAATATCTAATGGGCCATCAATGCTATTTATAATAAAATCTGCATGATGTTTATATGCGTAGATCTTTACTCTGAATTTTTTAGGGTGCATTTTTCCTTTCTATTTGTTGATTGTGGCGGAACTGTGTCCCGCCACAAAATTATCTATTAAGCACCTGGTGATGCGTAGATTCCTCTAGGATCAGATACGCCAAATACGTATCTTTCTCTAGCTTTGTATCTAACATTGCCAGTATCGAAGTCGCCTTCCATTTTTGTAGTCAATGGAGCTCTTTCCATATGCTTCATTCCGTTTGGTACGTCTGTAGTGATGTAGAACGCATCTGTATCAGTTAAATAGTGGTTAACTGTGTATCCACCTGGGATCATTCCCATGTTTCTTATTGCGTTTATATCATTATCAGCAGTTCCAACTCTTTGTGCAGAGTTCATCAATCTGTCAGCAGTAAACTGAAGAGCAGATGGGATGATCATCTTCACAGCTTTCGCAGCGATCTTTAAACCTCTTTCATCAGTAAGCGCTGCAATGTCAATCATTGCTTGCTCTAATGAAGTTTCGTTTAAGTCCGCAGCAGTTGACAACGTATTACTGAAAGTTCCAGCAACAGTTGGGTGCGAAGTGTTGAAAAGAGTTACACCATCACCTGAATTGAAAGATCCAGATGGTAAACCATTGTTTAATGGTGCAGCTGCTTTAACTTGTTTAGTTTGAGCCATAGATCTTGCTAAAGCTTTTGTATATCTAGAAGCAAGTCTGTCATACAGGTTGTCCTCAATTGCTTCCTCAGTGATTGCAAACCCAAGAGCTATTGTCTCGTGAGTGTATCTTGCTGTGAAAGTTTCTTGAGCACTGTCAAACGTTACACCAGAACCTTCTGGTTTAACTTGTGCTTGACCGAATCCTGATAACATAACTTCTTCTTCAAAAGCTCTGTCAGATGACTCAGTTGTGTATATCTCAGCATGTTCTTGTTCATACTGTTTATACTCCAGGCCGAATAAGGCATTCAAACCTGGCTCTAGTTCTTTGACTAGTTGATTACGTGATATCGCCATAGTTATTATACCCCCGTTGTACCTTTTAACTGGTGCTCGTTAATTATAACGACCAAGTTAACATTTGCAGAACCTGCAGTGTTATTTTCTGGGTCTTTCGAGATACCAATTATTCTGAGTTGTGCTGTACCAGTCTTCTGATCAGACGTATTTAATTCTACTTTAGATACATAGTCTGGTGAAGATCCGGCTGCGTACACAAAATCAGCGTTAAGTCCGACGTCTGCCGCCGCAGTTGCGCCGTTCGCTTGTATTTCATACCTTTGGTACGGATCATCAGTTACAAACCCTTTGATGTCAGTCGCAGTGTTTGAAGCGTTTAAATGATTCGCAAAGGTAGGTTTACTTGTAGTTGCGTCAGTGAAGAAAACACCGTTTAACGAACCTAATATCGTTTCGTCTCCTGCTGCAGCTACTCCAATTGTTCCAGTAGCTAAAATTTCTACTGGGTCTTGGAAGTAAATCGCTGTAGCACTTGCCGCGATATCGTATTCCGATAAACCGTTGTTGTCCGCGTTCTGACCAACTTTTCCGATCGGTTTTAAACCGAACGCAGCATCTTTATTTGCCATAGTTGTGTCCTCCTTTAGACATTT